TTGGCTACTTGGCTGGCTACAAACAATCAGCTTTGCATGCAGATGCCGATACAGTAAACTCTACTGTAAATGGCACTAAAGCAGTAGCCACTGCTGGTTCAGATGAATTGCTTTCAAGCATGAAACTGAAAAAAGGTGACTTTGGTAACATCACAACAGGCTCTGCAGGAGATCATTCGATCCCAGTTGCAGCACGTTTGCCTGGTGCCACAGCCCTTCCAACTGCTACAGCTTCACCAGCAATGGTTGTTGCTCGTATGGCTCGCCTCTTGGATCAACAGCAAGTTGATACTCAAGGACGCTGGCTGGTTGTTGACCCAGTATTTATGGAAGTACTTCGTGACGAGGATTCACGCCTCTTCAACGCAGACTTCGGTGAATCAGGTGGACTACGCAATGGTCTGGTCTTGAATAACTTCCACGGTTTCCGTGTATATACTTCAAGCAACCTGCCTTCAGTTGGTACTGGTTCAGGTACTACAGGTACTGCAAACCAAAACACTAACTACGGTGTTATCGTAGCTGGTCATGATTCTGCTGTCGCAACTGCGGAGCAAATCAACAAGACTGAAACTTATCGTGACCCTGACAGCTTTGCTGACATTGTTCGTGGTATGCATCTATACGGCCGCAAGATCCTTCGTCCAGAAGCTCTTGTCAACGCCAAATACAACTTGGCATAAGGGAGGACTAAACAATGGCTTTACAATCTCCAGTTCGTATTGAGACTGCCGTGATTGCTCACGGTAGTCTTACAACTAGCTCAACTCACGAAATCGGTGTAGTTCCAAACAATTGTGTGGTTCTTGCTGCTGGTTCTGAGTGTACTGCTGCAGCCACTGTTGGTGGTGCTAACGCAGTAAGCTACGGTGTAACAGGTGGTGACGTTGACATGCTTGGTACTGCTGATATTAATGGTGCTAAAACATTAGGTGCCACTACTACTACAGTAAACGGCATCACAAATGTCACAACTGCTGACACGACCATTACTGCATTACTTGCAGGTTCAAATGCTCCATCAGCAGGTTCTTTCCAGTTCTTTGTAGTATATGCCCCAATGGGTGCTACTAAAGCTGCTGCGGAAGTAGACCGTGATACGCTTGCATAAGTGAACTAACCTTAGGGGCTGCTTTCGAGTGGCCCCTTTAGGCTATCTTAAGGGAACACAATGGCATATAATTACTTAGGTCTTACAAACGAAGTTCTAGCTAGATTTAATGAGGTAGCTTTAACTGAAGCTGGCTTTACATCTTCTCGTGGATTTCAAACCCAATGTAAGAATGCAGTAAACGATGCTATTAACTATATTAATACTCGTGAATTTAGTTGGCCTTACAATCATGCCACACAAACAGAAACACTTGTAGCTGGAACAACACGTTACACTATACCTGCTACATCTAAACATGTAGACTACGACACCTTTAGAGTTGTAGAAGATACTTCTTTAGGTGCTCAAGGTAGGTCACTAACTGTTTTAGACTATAAAGATTATTTAAATAAACACATCGAACAAGAAGACAGAGCTGATATGGGTAGTGTACCTACTCACGTATTTAGAACCCCAGATAATAATTTTGGTTTATACCCTTACCCAGATAAAGCATACTCTATAAAATTTGAATACTATGTATATACAACTGCACTATCTGCAGCAACAGATGCTCCTACAATACCTGAACAATATCGTCAAGTTATTGTAGATGGAGCCACAGCTTTTGGTTATCAGTACCGTGGTGAAGGTGGTGAGTATCAGTTAAACTTTGCTCGTTTTGAACAAGGCATTAAAAGTATGCAAAGCTTACTTAGTAACAGAACAAACTACTTACGTTCTACAGTAGTAACAAGAACACCTATTGGAAGATTTGTAGCATAGATGGCAGATGAATCAGGCTTAAACCCTTTTGTTTTTCCATTGCAGGGTGGTCTAGTTCTTGACCGTTCTACCTTTGCTATGGAACCAGGGATGGCATTAGAGTTAGAAAACTTTGAGCCTGACACTGGAGGTGGCTACAGACGAATAAATGGTTATGAAAAGTGGAATACTAATATAGTTCCACAGACAGCTAGTTCTACAGAACCTGTACTAATGTCTGCATACTTCGCAGGTAACAGTAAAGTAATTGCTGCTAGAGGTACAAGTATTTATGAAGCAGCTAGTGGTAGTGGTTCTTGGACAAGCATTGATAGCGGTAGAACTAATGCCATACGTTATTCTTTTGACAGATATAACTTAGCTGGTTCAGAAGTTATTGTGTGGGCTGATGGTGCTAATAACGCTACTAAGTACGATGGTACAACAGTAACAGATCTTAATGCTACAGGTGCACCAGCTAATCCTAAGTTTGTAAAACATTTTAAAAATGCTTTGTTCTTTGCAGGTATGTCAGCCTCACCAGAAGAAGTTGTATTTACTGCTCCTTATACAGATAGTGATTTTAGTGCAGCTAATGGTGCAGGTTCAGTACGAGTAGATAGTAAGATAACTGCACTCTTTCCATTCCGTGACGAGCTTTATATTTTTGCAGAAGAACGTATTTATAAACTTGTAGGTAATACTATTGCAGACTTTGTGATGCAACCTGTAACAAGAGATATTGGTTGTCTTAATGGCTTTACTGTACAAGAACTTGCTGGTGAAATAATCTTCTTAGGTAGAGATGGTTTAAGGACTGTTGCTGGTACAGCTAAAATTAATGACGTTGAGCTTGGTACAATTAGCAGACCCGTCCAAGAGTTGTTTGAGGGTGAAACTGATGTCGATGATTTTAATAGTTTAGTTATACCAGATAAAACTCAGTATCGTATTTTCTTTTCTAAACCTAGCAGCCAAACACAAGCACAGACATCTGGTGTTATTGCAGTAAGAAAAGCTCAAGGTTATGAGTTCGCTAAACTAAAAGGTATTCAACCTGCAAGTGCAGATTCAGTAAGTGTTCAAGGGGATACTTTTGTATTACACGGTGGGTACGATGGTTACATCTATCGACAAGAAAAAACAAATAAGTTTGACGGTACAAATGTTATAGGACGTTACCGTAGTCCTGACCTTACTGCAGGTGATGCAGGTATACGTAAAGCATTTCAAAGAGTTATTATTAACTACTCGCCAACGGGGACAGTAAACTCTGATTTGTTTTTAAGGTACGATTACGAGTCACCTGATGCCCCTCGTCCAGCAGCTTATCCTTTTGATTCAACAAAGGTTGTTGCTATTTATGGTACAGGTACTTATGGAACTGCTACGTATGGTGGTCAATCTAATCCATTAGTAAGACAACCAGTAGAAGGATCAGGTTTTGCTGTAGCACTTCGTGTGGTTGATAACGGAGAATCCTCACCATACTCACTAAAGGGTTTCCAGCTAGAATTTGATGTAGGAGCAAGAAGGTAAATGGCAGGTTATACAAGACAGTCTACATATACAGACGGTGATATTATTCAGGCAGCAGACTCTAATGACGAGTTTGACCAGTTACTTGCTGCTTTTCATAATGCTACAGGACACAAACACAATGGTACTGCAGGTGAAGGTCCAGTAATTGGACTTATTGGTGATCCAGGTGTTGTTACTCCACTAAACAAAGTTGTTGTTAGTGATACTAATAATAGAGTTGGTGTCTTTGTAGATGTATCAAGCTCATCAGTAGAGCAGTTTAGATTTCAAGATGGTGTTATTGTCCCTGTAACTAACAACGACATTGACCTTGGTACTACATCACTTCGTTTTAAAAATGGTTACTTTGCAGGTAACCTTGATGTAGCTGGTAACATTACTCTTGGTGGTGATATTACTCTAGGTGATTCCGACACAGACAATATTGTAATCGGAGCAGAGATTAATAGCCATGTTATTCCTAACACAGATGATACTTTTGACCTTGGCAGTGCAACAAAACAGTGGCGTAATCTTTATATTGATGGCACTGCTAATATTGACTCTCTGGTAGCTGATACTGCAGACATCAATGGTGGTACTATTGATGGTGCTACTATTGCTACCTCAGACATTACAGTAGGCTCAGGTAAAACACTTGATGTGTCTGCGGGCACACTTACACTAGCTAATAATCAAATCTCTGGTGATAAAGTTGAAGGTGGTACAATTGCTTCTATCACACTTACTTCAGCAGACATCAACGGTGGTACACTAGACGGTGTAACTATTGGTGGCTCTAGTGCAGGTGATATTACTTTTGCTAACCTGTCGGATGGTACAATCACTGTTACAGCATTTGTTGATGAAGATAATATGTCTTCTGACTCTGCTACCCTTATCCCCACACAGCAATCAGTTAAAGCTTACGTAGATGCACAAATAACTGCACAAGACCTTGACTTCCAAGGTGATGGTGGTGGTGCATTAAGTATTGATTTAGATAGTGAAACCTTGACAATTGCAGGTGGAACTGGTATAACTACCACTGGTTCTGGTAATACAGTAACAGCAGCTATTGACTCTACTGTAGCTACCCTTACTGGCACTCAGACTATTACAAACAAGACTATTGATGTAGATAATAATACTGTATCTAATATTGAAGTAGATAACTTTAAAGCTTCTGCTATTGTAACTGAGTCAGAAGGTATTGGTTCAAGTGATAATGACACTTCATTACCTACCAGTGCTGCAGTAAAAGATTATGTAGATACAG